ACGAGCCCGTCCACACAACCCGTCCACGGCCCCGCCCCCGAACCCATCCACGAGCCCCTCCACGATGGCCCGGGCGTCTCCCCCCGCCCCTTGACTCCTTTATCTCTTATCCCTATCGGTCTAAGACTTAGCTAGACGAAGACGAGCGTGCGCCTTGGCATAGCGCAGGTAGATACAGGAAACCTCCTGAATAACAACAGCCTCCGAGTTACGAACACCCGCTGTCTTCAAGTCTAGGATATTACGAGTCCAAGACATGAATGTACGCTTGCTTAGATACTCAGGGTCTAGCGAGAAGGCACAATCGGACATGTCGTTTAGGTCGAACAGCTCGTGGTGCATAGCTAGGATTTCTCCGAAGTCAGTATCCCAGCTCTTAAACTTGAGGTTCCATACCTCGACAGACTCCTTGAGACGGAACTTCTCACTCTTGATCTTTGATAGAGCAGTCATGAACTCACTACCGCAGAACATTACCTTACGCTTACCGCCAAGGCCAGTGCCGACAAACAGATCCTTTGAGATGTCCACTAGGTCATCATCAGAGATAATAGTACGCTTCTGTGCTGAATCGTACTTACCCACCTCAATATCCTTGCCTGCCATCCACCAAATACCATGGGTGAAGTAGGTGGCCGAACCATTCTTCTTGGGGTGGTAGGTCTTACACTTAACCCCGAACAGCTTGGAGATTTCCATGCCTACACGCATGTCGTAGATACCATCCTCCTCTACATCGGAGAAGCTCCAGTTTACCTGCTTTTCAGATAGCTTTTCAAAGGTAGACCCTTCAATCTGAATCATGAAGTTCTGGCAGTACTGGGTTTCACCCGTTGGGATGTTGTTGAAGCGGCCAGTCTGTACGTCAAGTTCAGCACAAGCCTTCCCCATTCGGATGAGCTTCGTGTCCTTAGGAATGGCAGGGACAAACATTGGGTGGTTGTTGCTGTCAAGAGCGCCATTCACTGCATACACAATAGGCATCCCCGTAGCTTCATCGTGGCCACAGACGGATAACACAAGGTCAGGGACAAGACCAGTAGAGGGGTAAGCCTTTCCGTTCTCGTCATACTTCCCCTTGACACCCAACACTCGGATAGTATCGTCAATAGTAAACATTGAAGCGTCATCTACGGGCAGCTTTACACTCGTTCCAGATGACTGCAGTGCGACATTATCCGTAACCTTACACTGGATAGGACGAGTGCCTAAGCTGAAGTACTTTACTTCTTGGCTATTACAAGACCCTCCAGTAGCATATCGGCTAATCTGGTCTACGGGTGTAGCCATTGGGCGAATCTTGATGATACGCTCATCAATAGCCCGCTGGTAGAAGTCGTCATCAGCATCCTGCGTCCCCGTACTAACAGAGGCTATACCCTCCACTTCGTTGCCCATCGTACCCTCCCCAGATCTCGTCTTACCCGCATCTGGCAGATTGGCCGCATTGGCCAACATCACACCACCGCCTAGACCTAGGATAGAGCAAAGGACGGTCAGGATGAGCCCAAAGGACAACTTCAGGATTTCTCTTACCTTACTCATTTGCATTCTAGTTTATTAAAATTGGTTGTATCTATTACGATTTCTTCACTCGCCTCATCTCCCCTCGATCCCATATATCGGGGGCGTCTACACGGGAGATAGCTCCCAGCTGGGGCTCTACACGTGCACGGCTTGAACCACCACCTCCCCCTAGATGTGGAGTGCCATCATTTGCCCCCTTCTTCCTCAGTCTCTCCTCGATCTTCTCGTTCTTGCCCTTGACCGTCCCCTCCTCGTATGCCTCAGAGACTGCCATATCGTAGCCTAGCCCCTTTCCGATTAGTCGTATCGTCTCATCGCTGAATTTCCCTAGAACCCCGTCATTAACGATCCCTAACAAGATACCGAAGATCTCGTCCGCCTTGTCTCCATCCATCTCACCGCTATCCTCCATAGCATTGAGTCGATCTAACGTGTCATCGATGTTTTCTTGGTAAGCCTTCTCTAGCTCTTCCCCCTTGCGGATACGATCTAGGTATTCCTTGTTCCGCTCGGCTAGTTCCTCCTGACGGTCTGGATCATCTAGCGCATCCCTTAGCTCGGGCCCGTACCTTCGGATAAGCTCCATTACTGGATCTCCGCCCTTGCTCCACTCTGCTAGGAACGTAGCACTCTGAGGGTCTCTAGCGAACAGATCAGAAAGCTCTCGTTCACGACCCTCATACTCTGAGATCCTCTTGTCATAATCGTCGTAGTCATCATTGATACGACCCATCACGGCCTCCTCATCGTCGGCGTCGATCTCTGGATACCGACCCTTGAGGCGATCATACACCCTAGAGCGGTTGCTAGGCTCCGCCTCCTGTGGGGTCTCTTGCTTCTTGTCTTCTTCCTTATCTTCCTTGTCCATAGGGATATGCCTTTTCTCTTTACGCAAAGATAGATGAGCACATCTCCTGCGGACATTATCCATTAAAAGCTAGGGTGTAGTTAGAAAAAAACAATCGTATCTTCGTTGTGTGTCATTTGATTAGTTGGTAGCTTATTAGACGCCGAGGAAGTAAAATAGAGCATAACCAAATGCGAAATTCGGAACTTCTTGAGGCCTTTAGGAGGGAGCTAAAACAGCCAGGGAAAATCAACCTCTTTGACGTTGTCCATCGTGCGGTGAATTCTCCGACATCCAGATTCTGGGTATCGGAGGATAGGGCTTTTTCTGTCATATCGAGCATGAGGAGAGGGGAGAGTATAGACGAAATGATCCCTACGAAGAGGGAGATGTACTCAGAGATATATGCCCGTGTGTCCAAGCTAATAGACACGACACCAGATATTTCACTTATAGATGCTGTAACCAAGGTTGTGAACTCACCAGCCCCTCAATTCTACCTCACTGATGGGTCGGCGATCGTCATCCTTCACCATACCAAGAAGCTATGCAGATCCAAGAGACAAGAGGCGACAAGAATATAGCTCTTGCACTATGCCTTCTATCTATCATCCTATGGGCTATCGCACCGTCACAGAACCCATGGGGATCAATATACGTTGGGGCTACAATCATCGAGCGAGCCACCTATCCATTCTTCCACGCTAACTGGATGCATCTTGCCACTAATTTATGGGCTCTATTGGGTCTAGTATTTCACTATGGGGCAAAGGTGAAACACATCATAATAGGATATGGAATTGCAGTACTATTCCCTGTGGATACCATATATACGCTATCGGGGGATAGCTCGCTCCTACTCCCCACTGTGGGGCTATCCTCTGTCATATTTGCCATGATAGGACTTGTTGAGCCGGTACGTGCTCGCCGTGGTGTATTCTATTCGTGGGTATTCACATGCCTTGTACTGGGCTTCATCCTTCCCTCTACCAATGGGTGGGTTCACTTATACTGCTTCTTGACGGCCTTCATCCTTAGACTTCTCGTTGGGTGTAAGATATGAATGAACAGGTAAGGAATATACTAGCAGAAAACAACAAGCGAAAGCAGGCGATACAAGCGACCTATAACCCATTCACAGGGGAGGGGGCTATACTCGAACGCTTCAAGTGCTATATATCCGACTTTCCCATACCTACACAGTACCTTCCTATACAAATGCGGAAGGTCGCACTTGTCAAGCAGCTCATGAAGGCTGGATCTATAAAATCCTTCCTAGAGAAGCTTGGCACTGAGAATACCAAGGAAGAGCGAGAGAAGGTAGTCACTTCATTCATACGAGTACGCAATAATCACGACTTCTGTTTTTGGGCTGCCCTAGACGCATTCATCAAAAATAAGGGCGGAGGCGAGGATATTCGATTCATCCTAAATAGAGCCCAGAGGGTACTCATTGAAAGGCTTGAGAGAATGAGGCTTGCTGGTTCGCCGATACGTCTTATCCTCCTGAAAGCCCGCCAGTGGGGAGGATCAACAGCGGTGCAGATCTATATGGCTTGGCTACAGCTAGTACACCGAAAGGGGCTGAACTCTCTTATTGTGGGGCACGTCAAGGATGCATCTACCGAGGTAAAAGAGATGTTTAATAGGCTCATCGAAAGATACCCGATAGAGCTCCTATACAAGCCATTCTCCGCCTTTAACCACAAAGACCCCAAAATTGTAGGTGTTGGGGCTAGTGGGAACATACACCATATTCCACAGCGGAACTGCAACATCAAGATAGGGACTGCAGAGAAGCCAGATTCAGCACGTGGTGGAGACTATAATCTTGTGCACTGTACTGAGGTAGGGCTATGGAAAACGACCGAAGGCAAGACGCCCGAGCAGATTGTGCGCTCTGCCACATCGGGCGTCCTATATAGACCTTATACGATGATCGTATATGAGAGCACGGCCAACGGAACGGGCAATTTCTTCCAGCGAGAGTATGACGCAGCAAAGAATGGCAAATCTCAATTCGAGGCCCTGTTTATCCCATGGTTCATCATTGACCTATATTCTCTACCTATAAAGGACGAAGAGGAGTTTGCCACAAACCTGTACGTCAATAGGGACAACGAGTACGCACCATCCGAGCGTGAGGAGAATGGTAAGTATTTATATTGGCTATTCGAGCAGGGGGCTACACTTGAAGCTATAAACTGGTACATACAAGAGCGGAAGAAGTTCACAGATCACGCAGATATGGCCTCGGAGTACCCATCCGATGATATTGAGGCATTCGCTCATTCGGGTGCTAGGGTATTTGATAGATACCATGTGGAGGCATTCAGGAAATACTGCAAGCCCCCCGTGTATGTGGGAGACCTATACGCCAATGCAAGGCAGGGACGTGAAGCATTACAGAACATAAAGTTTACGCAGGACAACAAGGGACTACTCACTATATGGGCATTACCCGAGATAGACCCCACGGAGAGGGTGACAGACCGTTACCTTGTTTCTGTGGATATTGGTGGTCGATCATCTAAGGCCGACTACTCTGTTATCTGTGTGTTCGACCGATTATTTATGATTGATGGAGGAGTACCCTCTGTCGTCGCACAGTGGTATGGGCATATCGACATGCACTTACTTGCATGGAAAGCCGCACAGATAGCGAGTTTCTACGACAATGCCTTGTTGGTAATCGAGAGCAACACCCTAGAGACCAAGGACAAGGATAGATTTACCGAGGGCGACAGCTCCTCATATATCCTACACTTGATACGAGACGTGTATCCCAACCTCTATGCACGCAGGCAGAGCCCAGAGGAGATTGCCGAGCAAGCACCCAAGAAGTACGGATTCCACACGAACATAAAGACCAAGGGTGAGATCATAGACGACCTGAAGAGGATCATCCCCGAACGCCTATACCTAGAGCGTGACGAGAGGTGCTTAGACGAGTACCTAACCTACGAGCAGAAACAGAATGGAGCTTATGGGGCTATACCGGGCAAGCACGACGACTTACTTATGTCACGAGCTATAGGCCTATGGATATGTTTCCATGAGATGCCACGACCAAGAATAATAACGAAGACTTCCAATGTGATAAGGCGACGCAAGAAGCCTGCTTCGGAGGCGTCTTTATAGAACCAATTAACAAGATGCGATATGATTAAGGCTTTAGTGAGAGTGATAGACATGCATAGGCTAAACAAAGCAATACGCCTAGCAGACAAGATGCATGACAAGTATGGACGAAGGTTTTATGTAATGCCTCTGTTTGAGGGGAGCGGCCACCTAATCGTTATTGATAGGGTGAACTTCCGACAGATGAAGGCAAAGGGATACATAGACCGATCCACACGAGTGGCAAGCCTAGAAATGGAATGCTTCTACCGAACACCTCATAGGTCTGGCGTAGACCCCATACAGCCAGAGACCCTAAAAGAGAAGACGGATATGTACCTTGAGTACTGCCAGATCATGAGACAGAGGGGGAAGATGATCAAGGATAAGAGAAAGTAATAATAGGGAGACAGACAAAGAGAGAGGCCAGTGCACCGCATGCACTGGCCTCTCTTCTATCTATATTCGGTTATTGAGCTACTGGGGGCTCTGCGTATTCCTCCTGTTGTTTTTTCAGTTCTTCCTCCTGAGACTGTAAGCTCTGCAGTAGATCATCACTGAACGGGAAATCTCCCTGCTCGAGCAGCTGCTTGAGCGTAATCTGACCGCTTCGCCAGATCTCCATAAGGAAGTCATTAGCTATCTGTCGATAGGCTGGGGTAGTGGTACTTTCCGTGATGGATAGATCAAATTCCACATCTCGTATCTTACTTGGGTCATACTCTATAATGCTCCCTCCACGACCTGCTATATTAACGACCCTCCTATGGTCGTAGAACTGCTGGATGTTCTTTATGTCCTTATATGCGGAGTCTACTAGGAACGAACTAAAGCTATCCAATATATCTATCAGAGAGTTTGTTGCATTCTGTGTCTGCTGGCTGTATAGGCTGGCGCTCATCCCTGCATTCCCTGGCTTGCCTTGTAGCGCTCCGTGAATACCAGATATATCCTCGAAGAATCTAAGCTGTAGACTAAGAAGGTCTCCGATACCGATATTCGTTGAGTTGGCTGATATTTGATGAGGGACTGGTACTCCAGCCTTGGCCTTATAGAAAATCATGCCATTGTACCTTGTGTACTCTTCCGCAATCTCTTCCATCGACATAGATTCAGGCTTACATTCCTCTGGGAACATAAGAACACCCTTGGCAGATGAACGCAGAATCATATCATAGATACTGATTAGTCGGTTCACATACCGCTGCTGGTCTATCACATCCGACACAAAGGAGTGGATCTCTCCATCGATGAAGGGGTAGGCCTTCACTACATAGGGATGCCCCTTATGCTCATAGGGCGTTTCCCCCTCGTCTAGTATATCTCCATACGGGGTCAGGAAGTAGTAGTACCAGTAGCTATCGATGAACCACTCTGCACGGATCGTAGGTATATCGTCTTCATCCTTCCCGAACTCTTTCCCTCGCCTAATACGATCCTCATTCTCCTTGAGCACCATATCCTCATAGTCCTCCTCCTCGATCTTGAAGATCTCCCCGCTATTTTGGTCGTGACAGCGGTACCGAGACTTACTCTCCTTACGCCACACCTCGATCACTCGGCACATATTCGGATCTCGAGGTATGAAGAAGTCCATATTATTGGGTAATGAGTAACCAAACTGATAGAAGGTGCTCATAAACCTATCATGCATCACCTCTCTGGAGTAGATCTCTCTTAGCCTTCGGAAGTCTGAGGGGCTCTTAGCGAAGGATTGAACTAGAGACTTAAAGCTCAGGTCGTGTATCTCTCCGATTATATCAATATCCCAGCCTCTCACATCACGGGAGCTGCCATCCACAAAGAAAGATTCTGGCTGGACTATATCCGTCCAGCAGTCCTGCTTGTCATTTCGCCATCCGTACCACTTACGATGCACGACTAGACCGCTGATGAGGAACTCCTCCATACTTCGGGCATTGAGCTCCTTACCCCTATTGAGCTGCATATTACACTGGAGGACGGTACTCATAGTCTCCCCCAGCTTCTGCTCATCCCTATCTCTAGCGATACACGTTGGCTCCTTCTCCTGCTTGCTATACACCCCGATTACATTTCGTATAAGCCTGCGGATAAGATTGTTTTTTAGCGGAACACTCCCCTGATCGATGAGGTACTCCTCCTCACTCATCGTCTTGCCGTCCACCGTGATCTTATCCAGCCACTGCTCCCCATACGCATATCGCTTACATCGGCTTCTCTCTTTTCTGAAGCGATGCATATTATCCCACTGGACACGTGCATCCATCAGCACGTCCATTGCTCTCTTATACTCTCCATTCCCCATATTCTCCTTGACACTGTCTATCCCTAGACTTGTGGTACCCTTCACTCGACTGAGTCGATGCAGCTTGTCCTTCTTGCTCATAGATCTTTATTACTTGATGTTCCTTATGCTATCCACTAGCGACTTCTTTGCCTCACGGAGTGCCTGCGTGAGCTCCTCAGCCTTCCTTGGGTCATCCTCCACCTTCAAGGCACTCTGTAGGAGCTCCACCTCTGTGTTTAGATCTTCAAAGGCTAGATACCTCCTATACTGAATATCCCTCTGCAGCTCGTCTATCTTCTTGGCATACTCCAGCACATTATCCGACTTCTCGTATTTGCGCTCTAGCTTCTTGACCTCCTCGGCTTCCTTCTTATACTTGTAGTACTCGTTGTTCGTGTTGCGGAACTTCGTACGCTCGTCGCTCGTCTTGATCACCCGGTTGGCTAATGGTATGTTATTCCACTCAAACGAGCGGTCGCCTACCATCATCTCCCCACTCTTTGCCAGCTTGTTGGCGAAGCTCCAAGCCCCACCGAAGTACCCCTTGAGTATATACTCTACTTGGGCTGGATTGAAGTCTATCATACCACTCTTGTAGTCATCCCCGCCAGTCAGCTCATTGAGCGTCTTACTTAGCCATACCAGACCGCTGTTTGTGCTCCTGTACGCCTTTGTCCACTCTGGGTCGGACTTGTTGTATGGAGTATCCTTGTATATTGGCATCCCCGTCCATCCTACATTATCACTAGCCTCCACTAGCGGCTTAACGAAGCTTGGATACAGAGCCCTCAGGCTTCCACCTCCCTCCATCAAGTCTAGGGGGAGTACTTGCGTCACCTGCTCTACAATAGCTTTAGCGAGCTCCATGTTGTCTCTGTGCTCCTTCCCGCTTATGGTGCTTACCGCCAACTCTCCTAGACCATACACAGCCCTCATCTCCTGCGGTAGAGGTATGGTAACCCATGTCCCGTCACCGCTATTGAAGCAGATGTTACTACGTCGGACGTACTCTGGAAGATCCCAGTAGTCGTCATCCCCGTCCCCGGAGCCATTCATATAGGCCATCAGAGGGATAACGACCCCAAGAGTAAAGAAGCCAGCAGCGTGGATCATCCCCTTATAGGGGTGCTTACCTACTGCCCTGCCATAGTTTGAGAGCCCCTGGACAGCTGCATTCCAGAACACATAGAAGCTACGGCCAGCGCCGGATATGAGAGCCCCCGACTTACCCAAGAATGTCTGCCCATAAGCATTGTAGAATTTAGACCCAGCGCCTTTCTTATTGAAGTTCACGCTGATCTCCTTAGCATCATATATAGACCTGTCTATGCTTCGTCCCTCATCCCTTGAAGCTACATACGCAGAGAATCTTGCTACATTCTCCACTGCTCTATTCAGATCTTCCCCCAACTTCCCTAGAAGCATAAATGCCTTCTTGGCAGTCAAGCGCCCACTACGACCAACCAGAGCTCGTTGTATCTCATTCTTGTGACCTTCGATGTCTCGTTGCTGCGTATAGCCCGTTTCCCCTCCGTTCATCATGAACTGGTAGAAGTGTCTCTCCGTCGCATCTTCTAGGTTAAGAGTACCCGCCTTATGCTTTTTCAGGAGCCTGCGCAGCACCACAGGGTTATATTTGGCTATGTTAGCATGAAACCTACGAGCATAGCTAGGAGACTCCTTTACCCACACCATCGTGTTCGAGTAGAGCATATCTCGTATGATATTGCTCATCAAAAAGTCGGGGTTCTTCGTCGTGTATAGAGCACTAAGCACTCTATTGACCTTACTCCCTAGTTCAAAGATAGCTCCGACCCAGCCCCCCATATTGCTATCGGGGTTGCTCATACCATTGATCGCTTGTGCAAACCTCGGGTTACCATTGATCGTAACGACGATACTGCGCCCCCCTCGTTTGACGATCATCTGGTGTTCGTTCAGATCGCCCTCTAGGACTCTATATGGTATGCTCCTTGCCTCTGCTCCTCGCTTGTACTCGCTGGGCTTTGCCTCCTTAGCTGCTATCATCCTCTCCTCGAACTCCCTCATGTGATCCTCGACCTCTTCATGGCTAGCACCTTCAGGTAGAGCTTCTGGATACACGGGCTCCCACTCTTCGGTAACGTCGTTGTAGTGTAGCCACAGATCGCTAATGCTGAATAGCTCGGATGGGTGGTTCATCACGAAGTTAAGCATCTTTTGCTTAACTAGCTTGTTCCTGTTCCCTTGAACTACTGCGCTCTCAAACATTTTGCTCATCTGTGCGATAGGGTCATCGGCTTGGCTCTTACGCCCCTTAGCCCTCTTCATCGCAGGAGCGAAGGAGCCCCTAGCCTCACCTAAGTAACCATAGTGGTCTTCACTTGTCCCGTCGGCAAAGCCTCTTAGAGGTATATAGTATCTATACATATCCCGGAGCTTGGCATTCGTCTCCTTGCTGATCATCCCCGTCTCGTACAGCTTCCCCCTCGTGGCGTCCGTCACTCCTCTCTTAGTCTTCCACAGCAGGCTTACATCGTGCCTCTTCTCAAACTCCCGTATGCGATCTAGTGCGCCCTGCTCGGCATCTTCGACGTCCTCATAGACACTGTCCATTCCAGTTAGACCTGCATAGTCCATCTGTCTGTATTCGTCATAGGGGGCTCCCACATACGACTTGCGTATTCTATCATCCTCCTTATGGTAAGCATCAGCACTTATCCGCTTAGCCTCAAAGGACTCCTCGTTAGCGATACGATCCCCGTCCTCGAGATACTCCCTATGTATACGATCTTCCAGCGTAGCATCACCTTGATCCTTGGCCAGAGCCTTTACCGCTCTATCAAATGCCATTGATCTATTTCGCTCCAGACCGTGCAGACTCATCATGTAGTCTGTTACCTCCTCATAGCTGCTTCCAGACTTTACGATACGACCTACCTCGTCAAGGAACGGCTTGAGTACCTGATGAGAGAAGTACTCCATCTCTGCCTGGTTTACACTAGACAGTCTGTTTTCCCCTAGGTAGGCATTCTCATACCCATCTACCTCCTCTATGTCTACTGGATTTCCCTCCTTCTCTAGGATCATCTTATACACATCGGATACGCTCTTCATAGAGTCCTGAACGGCCTCTGCCATCTGATACCTAGAGCTGGCTATTAGGTTGTCGTACTCTTCCTTTAGGCTTCCATCTCCTTGGGTTGGCGGGACGTACGTACCTCTACGATAGCGAGAGTTATCCTCAGAGCCGAAGTTGCCGACGCCCAGCTCCATCTGCTTTGAGATATTCTCCGCCTCGCCGATGATACCGCCCTTTTGTTGCATCTGCCACGAACGCCACAGCATATACCGAAGCTCTCTATCTCCTATATCAAACCCTAGGGATAGCTTTATTCGGCTAATCAGATCCCCAAATGCCTCCTTGATCTTATTCCACATCCCCTGATCCTCTCGGTCAGCAAATCCCCTCTCGGCAAGCTCTGCAATATACTCCTCGGTGGATACACGGACATTCCACCCGTATCGCTTTGATTGCTCTATGATACCCTTGCGAACCTCTGGTGTCGCCCCCTTATAGACCTTATCTAGGAAGCCCTCAAAAGACCGATCACCAACGACGGCCCTTATGCCCTTATGCCCTACGACCTCATGGAGAACGGTGCGAGCCACATCCTCCTCGTCTGTATGGTTGGGGAGCACGACCACCACCTCACCAGTACGAGTGTTATACCAGCCTTTGGAGGACATAGCCTTGGCGGGCAGGCCGTCAATATCCTCAAGCTCCCCTAAGTCCTCTACGATATACGCCTTCTCACCTAGCTCGCGAACTAAAGAGCTGGCAACATCATAAAGATCACTATCTTCCCCATTATCTACATCGTTCGGGCTCGAACTTCTGTACTCATAGCCATGCTCACTGCTATTAGGAGATTTGTCAAGAGAATTACGCTCAACAAATACCTCGATTTTGTTTATCGTCTGTTCTCTGTTTAAGCTAGCCATACCAGCCAGCTGTAAGAGGATACCCGCCCTGCTACCTTCCGATAGGTTATGCTTCATCCTCTCAGCATTTCTAAGCTCGGCAGCCTCCTTCTCCCTCAGGCTTTCTGCCATAGCTTGGTCGAACCTCTCTCGGTTCTCTTCCATTAGAGCCTGTGCTTGGAGACGCCCCTCTTCGACGGACTTCTGTTTAATCTCGTCTTTTGTCTCTTGTGATATTTCGCCATCCGTCCTGCCCTTCTCGTCATAAATCATATCCCAGTACAACTTTCTGGCGAATGCCTCCTCAAGGGTGTTGGCCTCTCTCTCATAACCATAAAAGTGTTCAGCCTTCAGAGTGCTAGTCCTATCCTCTTCAGTTGAGAAATGCACAGGAGGGACATTCTCAAGCTTCTCCCACTCCCAGTCTCTTTTCTTGTACTCGTCTGCGAGCTTCTTTATCTCCTTCTTATGAGCCTTGTACCACTCGGATAGAGACGAGTCTGCCAAGGGCAATGCCTCAGCATCTTCCTTACTGAGACCGTATGGATCTTCTGTGGTGGCACGACCGTCCATGCTGTAGTAGACATCTCCACCATCAGGCAGTATGCTTTGCCGACCAAAGTGCCCATTGTCCAACCATACATTATCAGCCCATGAGTAGTACTTAGTCTCTCTGAAGGTCTTACCCGTATGGTGCCATTCGCTATTGACTATAAGACCTATAGCCAACATCATCTCAAAGTCTGTAGGGGTAACCCCGTACACCTTGCGGAACTTGGCCTTGGGGAACTTACCCGCCTCCTCTGCCTCAAGGGCATTCTCACTTAGCAGTGTTCCGTCCTCCCGCTCGGTATACCTATAGCGTATATCGCTGTCTTCCTCAGACTCACCAAGCTCGTCTAAATCTTCACCTAAGTACACACCAGCCTCCTCGTCATTGGCCTCGAGCACTTGATCGTCCTTTACTATTCCGCCATCTCCATGCGCAAGGGGTGGGTTCTCAAATGTTTCTACTACCTTTGTGATGCTATCCAAGTCGAGATGATCCACGTCAGCGATATTGGTTCGCTGTTGGGCTATCTTAGTCTTTGGTAACCCATCTTCCTGGGGCTGACTAACAACCTCAGCGGAATTGGACCGCTGTTTGTTAGTCTCTCCATCGGATGCCTGAAGTTTTGGCTCGGTAACCTCAGCGGAATTGGACCGCTGTTTGTCAAGCCTTCCTTCAGAGTCTTGAAGGCTCTCAGTTGCATTACTATCGTATCCTGCATTAGGCAGTTGTGTGGTGATCCAGCTGAGAGTCTTCTTCTTATCAACCCAAAGCATCTTACCTGAAGTAATCCACTTAAGAATACTCGTAACTCGATCCTTGGGATAAATACTTCGGATGTCATTGACGTCTACCTCCAGAGATCTTGACGCGGAACTCTTTACGACCCTCAAAACCACCACGAAGTTTACTCCTCTGCTGTCCTGAAGCTCCGTCAGAACAACAGTACTATCCTCACGAGTGCTACTATCAAACACTGCGATAGGATGAGCTATTGCCTTGGGGAGATCTTGAATGTCAGATAGCTCAAACGGATGTTCGCTATGATACTCCTGCGAAGCCTTGGCTGCAAGACGTCGTGCCGTCAGCTCAATCGGTAAGTTTGGAACGCCTGCACTACGCAGTGCGTAGCTTGGCATCCCCAGCGAGTAGATATGTCCCTTGGGTAGAGTCCCTTCAATCTGCTTCTTCAACTCTTCGTTGAAGCGTGCATTTATTGCGTCAGACGTTTCTTGGAGATACAAGTCTTCATCCCCCTTCTGCATGCGCACCCCTTCATCTATATCCTTGACTCCGACAGACTCATCATACAGATAGGAGAGCTCAGACTTGAAGGGAGAATACATATCGTCAGGTCTGAAGATGAAACCTGCATGCATCACTGACCCGAGTCTCCCATTGCCAACAAGACGAACTCCAGGATACACCGAAGACTCTTCGTGCATATCCCCTTCCACAAAGAATGAGGTTACCCCAAGTCGCTTCGCTGCAAAGACCATACTCCGCATCTGGGTGTATGGGTATACAACGTACCCTCCTCGTCCATTGGGGATAGACACCAGTGCTTGACTGCGATATGTCTTGAAGCTATCCTTTGTCAGCCCTTCTCTCTTGGCATCCTTCCATCTGTTGTAGAGGTCTTGCTCTACGCGATCCAAATACTTGGATAGTCGGGTGATGTTGACGGGGGACTCTGTGAAGGGGTCGTAGTTCTCACCTCTCGTTTCCGTAGAGATGAATGACTGCCACATGTCTTTGAGAGCCTTCCATACTTCTGTCGCTGTCCCGTCCAGCTTGTACGCCTTCCCCTTCTTGTCCACGTCGAACTTCGTTTTGTCCGCGATGGCCATAGTGCCATTGACGGCTACAGCAAAGCCTTCGGGAGCGTGGTAGACAACCATCAGACTCGGTCTAACTTCATCTGTTCCTACGAACTCCTCTATGTCACCGACTTCTGCACCGGACTTCCCCCCCCTCGGGAGCGTCACGATATATCCATTGTATCGTTCGCTGTCGGGAGCTATGACGCTTGACGTAGCTGTTCCATTCTTCGCGGTTGACTTCTTCGTGGGCTTCTTCTTCGTAGCCTCCTTCTTTGCTTCTACTGCATTAGGATTTACCCCACGCAAAAGGTCACTCATAGCCTTGTCAGCTGTGTCTTCCACGGACTTATAAGAGTCCATGCCAAGGAAGTCTGCGACCTCAGTCCAAAAGGTTTTGAGTGCTTCCTTGAGGCTGTTGAACGCTGCCAATATGCGCGCCCTTCCAACGAGATCCGTAGCACTCTCCGCCTTCTTCATCTCCTCCTCGATGCGTTGAGCTCCGCGCTTACCTGAGTATTGAGCAAGCACCTCATCGGCTAAGGCATCTTCGTCGTTCTTGAGCTCGGGATATCGGCTTGCGATGTCAGCCCACAGCTCGACGCTCTTGAGTTGCTTCCGTATGGACTTCCACGCACGAGGGTTTACTCGACGTAAGGCACTCGCCCATAGATGCGTGTACTCATGGATAGCGGTCTCGGCTGTAGCGTGCTTCAGGTCAAGGTAGATCTTCCCGTCCTTGACAAAGCCATATACCTCCCCGCTGGTGGTCTTGAAGAGGCGAACCTTGGATTGGATGGAGATGTCGCTCTCATCGAATATGACGAGGTTCTTCTTCCCACTATCGGTCTCAGAAGAGTTGTATCGGATACCAACATACCCGATGGAGTGGAAGAATGCACTAGCCTCCTTATCTGAGCCAAGGTACGAAGATGCCGTACCATAAAGGTCTCTCCATGTAGTAGGCTCTCCTGTTTGATCCACCTCCTGTGTCAAGTCGTACTTGCCTTGAGGATAGTCATACATGCCCTCTTCGTCATTGCGAAGGATGTACTCCACAAGTTTCCTCTTTACGCGGGCAATGTCCTTTTTGCTTGGTTTACTCTCAAAATGTAGGTAGTTCCTACCCGTGTCGTCGGGCAGCTCCACCTCATATACGAAGCCACCACCTGCATAGGATCGAGCGACGCCCTCCTCCTCGGTGAAGTAAGAGCCCCAGCCGTATGCCTGACCGCCTGCACCTTCTCCCATGTGGCTATGGTCAAAGGCTTCAAAGTCTGCATCTGTACCATGGTAGGCTCGTTGCATTTGTGCCTCACCAGCGCGCACGGCTTCAAGCACCGCCTGACCTTCAGCCTCGTCCGTGACGACCTCGATACCTGCATCTCGCATCGTATTGACAAGCTCATCTCGGATAGCCTTATCTTGGGTGAGCGTTTCGCCTTCTACTTCCTTTGCTTGGCTGAGCTCCTTCTCATAGTTGCGGACCAGCATCTCCTTAGCTCTCGCTTCGTCTGCCAGCTTATACAGGCTGGGTAGAAGCTCACTAAGCCCAGGGGCTTTCATCAATTCAAGATTACTTCGGTCTTTGAAGCCGATGAGGATAAGGGTAGCCTGCCCATGAAACTCGCCACTATCCATTCCGGGTATTGCACCGCTGTCGTAGTAGTCCTTCATGAGAGCAATAGCCTGCTCTGCTACAGCTGTGCGCTCTGCCTCCTTCTCTTCAAGCTCTTGCTTAGCCTTAGATAGCAGAGCTTCCTTCTCGTCGATTGAAAGTTCATCTTGATTGCCACCATTCGCTTCTCCCTCAGTTGTATTCTTTTCGCTATCTTTGTCTTGCGAAAGGGCATTGCTTTGGTTTGATGCGCTGCCCCCAGTCATTCCGACTTGTGTGGCTGATGGGGAGGTAACATTTGCAGAGGCGGTCTCTGTAGTAGGAGTTTCATTATTCGCGCCCTCCTCCCAAAGCAACGCCCTTTCTTTCAATCTGCTTACCTTCTCGTACCCCGAGGTAGACACACCAAGATATTCCCCGCTCTTAGATGGCAAGACTAATGTAACCGCTCTCTTCCCCGTACGGCTACGCCCCTTCTCAATGGAGAAGATGTAGGTGTTGGGCTTGTTCCCTTCTCGTACGTGGTCGAAGTGTTGCATGATATCAACGACGAAGGCGACGGCCTCCTCTTGAGTTGATATACCCAACTCCTTCGCATGTTGCTTAATGATATGCTGAGCCATCGCCTCGGTCATTCTCAGGGGCAATGGCTTGATACCAATAGCTTCAAACACATTGTCCGAGATCTTGACTAAGTCAATGCTCCCCTCATTATTCTCAAAGAAGTTCCCCCCTCGCTTAGCCGCAATAGCAGACAAACGATAACCTTCCCCAGTCGTATCACTCGCCTGGGTGGCCCCCGTTTCGGGGGCTACTTCCTCACTAGGCTCATCAGTTCCTCCTCTACGCTCGGTAGTCCCTTCTTCTCCCTCAGTAGGTTCTCCACTCGAAGCCTCTCCTGATCCTCTGGGTCCCCCGCTTTCGCCCCTCTCACTGTTATCAGCCAAAGCCATGCTTCCATTGTCTCCATATTTCAGTCCGAATACTTGTATTATTGCTTCTTCTAGGCTCTTCGGAGTTGCCTCCGCAGCCTCAAACAGGGTGTCTTCCCCCGAGCCCTGCACTACGTCATAGAGCTCATTGAGTAGGCTAGCCAGCTTGCGTTGTGTATTCACACGCATGGCCTCTGCTAGCTTCAGAGCAAAGTTACCAAAGATCTCGCCATTGCTCCTATCGCTGAATAGATCCTGCATACCAGCCCACTGATCAATGGCTATAGATACCTCCTCGGGGCTCTTTGCGTCTCTGAACGTCTCATATTGGAGGAGACCTGCATACGCTCCTATAGACTTCTGTAGGAAGCTGATTATACCGCTCTGATCTGGTAGCCCAATAGCTCTATGTACAGTTTGGAGCAACGCATTCTGCGCACTCTTTGGCAGGTCTTCGAAATCCTTCTTGATAGACATGTGCCCACCATCAAATAGGATCTGGTAGAGTATAGCCTTTAGATCCTCCCTTGCCTCCGCTGTGAGTGCACCCTGCTTATTCAGAGCACTGGAGTACTGGTTGTCGCTTATGTACCCCTTTCGGTTCATCCACTGGAGTACATCGACACCATTACGGGAGACGAGGTCAGAGAGGCTCTTACCCTCCTCATTGGAAGCGAATAGCAGAGAGGCGTACACGCCAATGTCGCTACCCATCTTCTGCGCTGTGACAGAGGGATCGATACGTTCTTCACCGCCCGTTTCTATGTCGCTCATCTTATATTGCCCCAGACGTATCGCCTCAGAGTCGTCCACGTCTACCATGTGAACCAAAACGGGGGATCGCATAGAGCGAACGGCATCTGCATCCAACCCGAACTTATCGGCATGGTCTACTAGGTACTGCTTGTACTCTTCAGACACATCGGGGTTGTGTGACCACATAATACGCAGGGCGTCGCTTCGGCCATTGCCTTGGATAACCTCGCCTCGAGAATTGACCACGGGGGATCCGGTGTAGGCAGTAGCTCCTCCAGTAATCTCCTCTGGCTTGATATTCCTAGCCATGCTCTCCGCCCTCAGGACACTCACTGAGCCGCTCCGATCCTTCGGCTGAGCCTCAGGGATAAAGTGGCGAGCATTCTGCACTCCGCTGTTGTGGCTTGCTTGAAGCTCACGCACATCAATCACCGCATATTTAGCGGTTGGAGCTACATCCGTGGCGAACTTGATACTATGCTCCTTCCCTACTAGAGCCCCGATAAGGGGTTCTTGTCTGTCTATCCTATACCCAGACACATTAACGTAGCCTCGCTCTCGTGCGTCCGCCCCGTTATCCATGTGGTACTCTGGTGCTTCTCCGACCGCTACACTAGCCGACTCGTCTATCTTCTGCGACTCCTTGATACGACGTTCCTCTCTCTCTCCCTTCATCTGCTCCCAGTAGGCAACATCGCCTCTGGCCTTCTCTAGCCGGGCTTCCCTCTCCCTCTCTGCTCGTATCTTATCTGCTACGCTGCTCCCGTGCTTGACCTTGGACGCCTCCACATTCTTCAGCTCGGCACGCTTGTCGGACAGCACGCTATCTATCACACGATCCACCATATCTGCGTCCCCTTCGGTTTGCTCCATTAGTGCATCGTAGGAGGTGGATACGGGGACAGACTCATAGGAGGGCTCTCCATTTTCATCAAGCGGGATCTTCCCGAGAGCTGTGCTGTCCTCCTGCTCGGGGGCAACCTCGGACTCCAAGCCTTCCTCCTCTATCTCTGGATATACCTCTTCCATGTCTGACACATCAGGCACGTACTCCCCTTCCTCCTCGGGGGCATTATATTCCTCGGGGGCAGTGTCCATATCCACGTGATCCCCAGAGGCTTCCTCCTCTACGATCTGTCCATCGACATCCGAAGCGTCGCCAATAGCACTATCAGCTGGATTATGCTGCACAATCATACCGTCCAGCTCGTCCCTGCTGAATAGCTGCACTCTGCGACCATTGATAGGCGAGTCCGTCCACACCTCTATGCGCCCGTCCTCGTCCTCCTCTGCTTGGATATAACCTATGGTTTCACCGCCATCTGGGGTACGCACAACGATCTGATCATTGAGCTGATAGGGGAGCTTGCCTGCGTCTGCCCGCTCCTGATCCAACAGCTCCGCCTGCCTCTGCGCCTCCTCCTCGTGGTATTGACGTACACGCACTTGACTTGTTAAGTCGGCCTGCGCCTGTAGCTCTTCCCCGCTCATCTGTATCTGCTCCCCATTGACCTCTACCTGCATAGTCCCGTCTCCGTTATCCTGCAGGATAGATACTTGGTATGACTCTCCAGCCTCGGTCGCAAAGCTATATACGTCCCCAACAGCTAGGGGGAGCTTCCCCTCTATCTGATCTGCGAAATGCCCTGCGATACTCTCCTTGGCCTCATCTGACAGTCTTGCCTTTTCGACCTCGGGGTCTCTCACCTCATCAGCACTGATGATACTAGATAGGTGCACAAATCGCACCTCTCCCGTCTCAGGGTCTCGTATGATTATATTATCGTCAGACTTGGCTTTATCTACTCCACTGCCATCCTCAAGCATTGACACGTTGCCATCTACGATATACACACGCTTCTCACCCTCTCCGTCATCAATAGTAGCACCTCTTAGCGTACCATCCTTAGCCGTGTTAGCGTCTATATCATCATGTATAGCTTGTGTCTGGTCTGCTATATCATCCTTGGCGTGCTGGATCATGCCGTCGTATGTGGCCTTAGCATTGAACCAATCAAGCACGGAGCCTATCTGCTGATCCGAGTAACCCCTGTCCCGTAGACCTTGTACGTATGCCCCGTCTATACCACCCTCTGAAGATAGTGCAGAGAGCTCATCACGAGAGATACCCAAATCGGAAGAAGCCTTATACGCTAGGTAGTCTAGGTTGTTCTTGGCATCCGACATCTGCTGGGGGGTAGCGAGCGTATACCCATTCTCATACGAGGCCTGCATACTGGCCGCCGTAGCATCATCGCCGCTCTCGGTAAGCCTATTACGCTTAGCCTCTTCCATCCCTCGGTATGCCTGCGACCTCTTCGCATAGTCAAGCACCGCCTTCTTCTGCTCCTCGGTAGCGGTCTTATCCCTAAGGACTCCTGCCACAGCATTGTGCAGATCCGTCTCGTTACCGGTGTCTATAGCACTACGGATACTGCCCCAGTGCACGGGATCGCCAAAAGCACGGAGAGCCTTGTCCCCAGAGCGTTCCATCGCCTTGCGAGCCTCCATTGTTGGGGTGCGATACCCTACGGTCTTGGCCATTGAGATAGCCCCCGACATGAGCGAGACCCCGAGGAAGGTGTCGATATTGTCATCGAGATTAAACACCCCCTTACCCTTGTCTGCGCTGAAGTCCTTGTCACCAACCAGCAAAGCGTTCATCACGTTTCCTGCGACCTCCTCAACATACTCAGAAGGCGCACCTTGCCACTGCGTTTTGGTCATAAGGTCGTCTACCATACGACCGAACTGAGACCCATTAACCTTACTTAGCAGCTCTGTGGCACGTCGGAGGTAGGGGACCTTGGCCGCTCCCTTACCAAGTACACGACCAGCAACACCAAGGAGCGGGCCAAGATAGTTGCCGAACATCTCCGAGTAGTTCTCAATAGTTCGGCTTGCCACAGCCTTATATATAGCCGTGCCTAGATCATCCCCCTGCTCGTGCCCATCGTATACTATGCGGTTATTGTCGTCTAGGCCGAAGTGCACATCCCCTGTTGTTCTATCCACAATATCCCCAGCGGTGCGAACCGAACCCGTTGTCAGTGTCATCCCCAAAGACCCAACAGCATCTCCGACAGCTCTAGCCCCGACACGCAGAGCCTTCTGCCCCAGCCCCTTTGCGACCTTGAGCCCGTAACGTTTGATCGCATACCGAGCTAGCTTAGACGCCATCGACGACCCGGTAGCGGATAGCGGGTTGAGAGCCATCTCCAGCATAAAGGGCGTACTCTCCGCCGCCATCTTCCCAGCCGTATACCCAAAACCAACATATGAGCCAAAGTAGGCATTGGTAGCCATCTCTACGGAGAGTGCATCCAATAGCATTTTCTCCGCCTTAGTCAGAGACTTGCCAGCGTCTACCTTGTCTATTGTGTCCTTGATTAGCTTGTTGCCAGCTAGGTCTCCCAACCCCATATCCCACGTGCGGGCATCGAACAACTTTTGTCCTAGCCCTCGTGCAGCACCACCAGCAAACGAACTCTCCAGCCACTTGCCAAGCGTACCGCTCTGTGCATTATGGTCAGCCTCAGCAATGATATTGCGAGCCCCGTCTAGCCTGCGCTTAGCCTCCTTAAGGATATTGAGTTCCGCATCCTTGTTGGGGTCAAATGGATTAGCGGCCACAGCCATACCTGCACCACCTGGCATTGACCCAGCCGCAGCAGCAAGCCCCATCCCGACTAGGCTCTTGGTGTCCTTTGCCTTCTCTGCGTTTTCCTTGGCTATGCGATCCATAGCCTGCGACATCTGGCTATCTATATCAGAGTCTAGGCTTGCAAGGCTATCCCGTGTGGTGCGCTCCACATCGGTGATCTGCTCTGGCTTACGCTTGGCCTCCTCCTTAGCACGCTGTACCTCTGGGCTCTTGTCCTTGGCCTTGATCGTCTTACCTGTGCGTACGTCCAGATAGGCTGGGGGAGCGGTCACCCCACCATTCTGAGGGTCAAAGTCTGGTACTAGCTCCGCCCTCTGCTTAGTATCGTATATGGGAGTACCATCCTCTTGTACACCAGCCTGCGTTAGATATTGCTCCGTCTTGAGCAGTGGCGTCTTGGTTTCGTCCACCATACGCATACGGCTGTCGAGCTTGGGGAAGCCTAGCTTAGGTGTAGTAGCCTCCTCTATGGAGTGCTTCTGTCTAGGCTTTTTAGGTGCTGGCGTGTAGCCGATACCCGCCTCAAACTCTGCATACTCGCCTAGGTCTACGCCACTCTTCCCGAGCTCATCATAAGCCCAACGCCTACTGTCCTCGTCACTAGACATAGCGGTGTCAAACTCTCCGTAGCTACCTACATTGTACCCCTGCTCCTTGAGCTTGTCGTACACATACTTACGCCCTTCGTTTGTCGGAGTTTGAGACTTTGCTTGAGGATTTACTTTCTCTTCCATGGAGCGATATTGTTGTCTTGTTTGCGTACGTCCTTACCCTTTGCCTGCCCCGCCTGAGACTGCTTGCCGAGGTAAGGCATATTTGTCCTCCTTTGAGGTGTTGGTGTCCCCGTCTTTGGTGGTTGCCCCCCTCCGCTACTTGATTGACTAAACCGTCTCGGTGCGGGCTTCATCCCAGTCACCTGCATACCCTCATGACCTCCGATATTTAGGACGCGCTGTGCGGTCTCTGGGTCTTTGTCCGCCACATACCTGATAGCGTCTAACATACGAGCCTTATCTGGAGCCTCATAGCTACGAGTCTTAGGGTTGTACACGCTGAACATAGCCTTGTATTTGTCTGGCAGAGCTGAGTATGCGTATGGGACACCGTCTGTATTGATCTCCTTGTAGCCTATATACTCACCGAGGTAGACATTCTCGGACTTGTTCTGGCTGTCCTTGTGCTTCTGGCGAGCCAAAGCAAGATGCCCACCGCTTATTTCGTTGGCCTTCCTTGCGTTAGCCTCGTGCGCCTTGTTTGTACGCACAGTCTCGTCTAGCTTTTTCCCAGCCAACGCCTGCTCCTCCTCCTTAATCTTTTGCTCAAACATATCCCTCTGCTCCTTTCGCTCGGCCTCTCTCCTTGCTCGATCATTGGCTAGCTGGTCTTGCTCTAGCTTGTGTCGCCAGTTGCGCTCATGGTCATCTCGGGCGTTGTCTAGCTGTAGAGCTCTCATATAGTGCTGCAGATAGGCATCTCGATCCCTATCCTGTGCAGCCTTAGCCCTGTCTCCTTGAGCACGCACTGCACCTAGAGCACTGCCCTTAGGGTCGTATGCACTGGGTGCGTAGTTGGTAGTGTGGTACAGATTGGCAATAGAGCTGATGGCATCACCTATAGCGGCTATCCTCTCTCTGTTGCGTTGCCTCTTGCGCTCCTCCTCTACCTGCTCTGGGGTAGGAGGCGTAGCCCCATAGCGTTTGAGGACGTCCAAAAAACGCTCACCCTTGGCACCGACAGCACCCTGATCGTGAGGCTTGCGCACCTCCACCCCCGACCTCTCCACGGACTTAGCTCCTCCAGAGGGAGAGGGAACGGCGCTCTGCCCCACGGCCGTAGACCCAGCAGATGGCTCTGCAGTCTCCTTCCCACCACCAGAGGGTAAGTATCTACGTATCTTAGTTGTAACAGTGCGCAGTGGCTTAGTACCCATGGTGGTAGGGGTGATAGTCCGCACCCTCTCGGTAGTCTGCGTAGTGCGATTGACTGGGGGAGCACCTGCAGATGATGCTCCAGTAGGCGTTGGTGGCACCACTGCTCCACCCGATGGAGACGACACGTGCTCACCTCCAAGCACGCTCTCCTTACGCCCCTCGGGCGTGCTATCTAGCAACTCGTCTAAGACTGACATATCTCACTCACTACTAGAATATTCCTGCAATATTAGCCCCCGCACTAGCTACTCCCTTGATAGCCTCGGTAGTAGCCTTGGCTCTCTCCTGCTCTATATCATTGAGCTGCCCCTGTAGAGAGGCATCCTGCGCCCTGTACTGTGCCTCGATCTGATCCTTGCGCCTTGCACCATCAGCTACTATGCCTGTCGCCGTATCTGATATAGCCTTGTTGCCTGCCTCCCTCTCGTGTGCCACGCTCTCGTCAGTGCCACCCATCACTGCCTGTACACCAGCTGCCCTCTGGTTGCGGTTGCGCACCGCCTCCTTAGTGCGCTCGAGTAACGCAATAGCGTCCGCCCTCTGGAGCGCATCCTCGTTATACCGCCTATCATACCAGTCTCGGTTATCCTGCTGTAGTTTAAGCACACCATCCCTACGCTGTCTCATCGCATTGCTTGCCGAGAGACCTCCGAAGATACTGCCGAGAGCACCAATGCCTGCTCCTATAATGCTACCTATCATACATCTATATTTAATCGTTATTGCTTTGTCCGCAAGATAGTTGCATATATTTGCCTGCGCTCTATAAATATTAAAGTTGTTGTACCACAGAATGTTATAAGGATATAGATATGGCACTAGGCAAAAAGACAGGGGGGAGAAAGGCTGGCACGCCCAACAAGACGACAGCTATAACAAAGGAGGCGATCTCAAAGATAATAGACGAGTACAACAGCTCTGGCATGATGCAGAGTGACTTGATGGGTCTTGACCCAAGAGACCGCCTAGATATAGCTGTCAAACTTATGAGCTATGTACTACCCAAGGTGCAGAGTGTCGCTCTTGATGTGTCTGGCAACATTAGCACCAAGACGATAGAGGATGAGCTCACAGAGCTAGCGGGCATGAGTGACGAGTGATATTTGCACACGTCACACACATTGCCTACCTTTGTAGTGCAGATGTGAATAACATCTATAGTACCAATTTGCCAGGTACTTCTCGTTTAGAAGACGTACATGATGAAAAGTAATCATGATAGGTCTACCAGGGCGGGGATAAGGGAAACCTATCCTCGCCCTTTTCTTTGCTTCTTAGTCCACGAGCAAAAGGGAAGGGAGAGGCCGAAGCCCCTCCCCATAACCCAATTGGGCATAAGACAAGCCCAATAACCTAACAGCGTTAGGATGGTGCAAAGATAGTAATATTATAGCTACCTCCTCTTATTTAGGAGTTCTGTAAGCTCTCCTATGTGCATAGCTTGCTGTAGTATAACGTTATCCTTGCTCTTTAGGAGTTCTCGCATCTCCTTCAGCTCATCAAGTAGATTAGCCATACCTTCGGCTCGGAGCATATCGCCCTCCCCAGATATTAGCCACTCCTCTCTTATCTCGGGGATAGCCTTGAGGATGATCTTTGTGTCGTATGTTCCTCGTATCCCCCACGAGCTAAGCCTCTGATGGCTTATTCCTAGTATGCGTGCGAGGTCAGCTAAGCTATCTACACCCATATACTGCATTATTGCATCAATGTTAGCTGAAACGTCAGCCGTTATGCCTCTCTTCAATCTTGCCATGTCTAAATTCGTTTGCTTTATACACGCAAAGGTACAAACAAAAACACGAAAAAACCAAGTGTACACCTAAGCGCAAATCGAAGAAAGAAACACAACTATCTATAGATAAGAATATTAAGACGACCTAAGAATTATTTTGCTGAAATATTTTGTGGTATCAAAATTTTGCCATACCTTTGTATTGTCAAAGGGGACGAGCCCCGGCGACACATAACCCATAAATAAGACAAGACAATGGACAAGACAATCGAACAGATCAAAGTCGAGATCGAAAACGGCACACTTGTAGAACTCAAACTCATAGACAACAAGCACGTCGGCTGTGATGTGATGCCATACAATGGCTTATACGGCGAAGGTGTATCACTTGACATAGGCAAAGGACTGCGACAGATATACGTGTACGCAGATCAAACCGCAAGGATCAGCGCAATGAGCGATAAAGATCTCGTACAGTGGTGCAACTGGATGAGAGAAAGTCAAAATCTAGCTTGGGACAAAACCCTCATGGCTAAGCTTGTCAATCAAGCTATCAGCGAGCTGAAAAATCGCTTTGGTGACGACTGGCGTAAGGTCTCGAAGAGGCTCTAA